AAGCACCGCAGATATAACGCTAACATTACCTAGTTCTGATGGTGATGCAGGTCAGTTCTTAAAAACGGATGGTTCTGGTAATTTAAGTTTTGCTACCTCTGGTGGTGCTTACAATTCATGGCTTATCAAAACGAGTGCATATACAGCTTTAGCAGGAGATCAGATAATTGTAAATAGCTCAAGTGCCGTTACAATTACTTTACCTGCTAGTGCTAGTGCAGGAAACACAGTTGTTGTAAAAGCTACAGGTGGGGGAACAGTTACATTGGGTCGCAACTCACAGAAGATTAACAGCCAAGCCGCTGATGCTACTTTGTTTTCTGGTAACTCTGTGCAGCTTGTGTATGTAGACGCAACCATTGGATTTCTAGAGATTTAAGGAGGCTTTCAAATGCCAATTGTAGGAAATAATCAAGTAGGACGAGCATTACCAAATATAGGTTTTTTTGGCTCTCAAAGTTGGACACCAGCTTATGATTTACAAGCATACGTTTATGTTATTGGTGCTGGTGGCTCTGGTGCTCGTACTGGTAGTAGTGCTACAACACGACTTCAAGGAGGTGCTGCTGGAGGTTGTGCTGTAAGTCTCCTTACTTTGTTAAGCTCTGTGACTTACACAATAACAATTGGGGCAGGAGGAGCAGTTACCAGTGGATCAGGTGACGGAGCAGGTAATGCTGGCGGTAATTCTAGTCTAGCTGGTTCAAATATTTCTACAATGACAGGTAATGGAGGAGCAGCAGGTGCTATTGGTTCAGGTGAAGTTGCGGCTAATGCTGGCGGTTCTGCTTCTGGTGGCACTATTTGTAATAATACAGGAGGAAGCGGTGGGCTTGTAACTAATACAAATAATCACATGACAGGAGGCGGTGCGGTTGGACTTTGGACAACTGGAAATAGCGCAGAAGCATCTTCTACTGGTGGAAATGAGGCTAAAGGCGGTGGTACGTTGAACTATGACAATGATTCGCTTCCTTCTGGTCATGAAGACTATTACAGTTGGGTTTTTAGTGGTTCTGGAATGAATATACTGTCTCCTTTTCCTGCACTTTTTACAAGTCAAAATGCTGCTATTGATAATGTTTCAAATAGTACCTCTTATGATACAAAAGTACAGGCAAATTTTTTATCTGGACAGTTTGCAACAGGTTGGCGAAATTATTCAAACGGAGCTTATGGTGCAGGTGCGGCTGGCCCTTTTTGTGGAGGTTGGGCTATGAGTGCATCTGTAGCTTTTGCTGGAGGTGGAGGACTTGGGGGTGGAGGCGGCTCTGCCAGAGGAGGTGGAACTGGCTATGGTGGAGGTGGCGGTCATGGCGGTGTTTTAATATTTCCAGTGGATATGGGGTAAATTATGGCTACATATAAAATTACACACAAAGATGGCTCTACTAATCAAATTGTTGGTGGCGAAACTTTTTGTAAAGAAGTGACTAAAGATGGCGGTTCTTATGAGTTAATACCACCTCCCACACTTCCTCAAGAATTAATTAATGATATCGCAAAAAATTGGAGAAATAGTGAACTTGCTACAACAGACACTCTATATCTTTTAGACGATTATCCTGATAAAGATAAATTAAAAGCATATCGCCAAGCATTAAGAGATTGGCCTAGCACTTCTGATTTTCCAGACAAGAAACCTACATTAGGATAGAGACATGGACTTAAAATCGATTACAGGCATATTACCTATAGCTACAGTAGCAGTTGCTACTATTTTTAGTTACGCTACATTATCTGCTACAGCACAGAGTAATACTGATGATATACAGGATAATGAAGTACGTCTTGAGCGACATGAAACCCAGATTCAGGAACTTGATAGGGAGGTTATTTCTATCAAGCACAAAGTAGAGCGTGTTGAAGAGGTTACATCTGAAACAAAAGATGATGTCAAACAGATATTAATCTTGATGCAGCAAAAATCGTAGAGGTTGGTATGGACGAAGAATATGAAGAGTTATTACAAGCAAATCAAGAGGCAATGGATAGAAATCGTCCTCAAGCTGACTCTGCTTTAGGAGGTTTACTAAGTGCTCTCGGTGAAAGTGCTTTAACTAATAGAGAAATACAGCGTCAAGAGGAAGTAGGTAGACAAGCAGTTGCTTTAGTAGATCAATTAATAGCTGATACAGAGCGTAGAGGTACATTTAGACCCTTTACTGTCACAACAGACTTAGCGACTACAGCAACAACACCTGAAGGTGGTTTTGGTGTTACTTTAGGTCAGACTCCACGAGATATACAGGACCAGGCTCTTACACAAGCTTTGACAGGTATTCAAGGGTTAGGAGCAAGCCGATCACAAAGAGAGCAGGAAATATTTGATCGTCTTGAAGCAATACGACAGCCACAAAGAAACAGAGAGTTACAGGGTCTTTTAAATGCTGAGAATGCAGCAGGTCGATTGGGTTTAGGTCTTGATGCTTATGGTGGTGGTAATCCTAACTTATTTGGACGACAGCAAGTAATTGAAGAGCAAAGAGCAAGAGATGCACTTACAGCGATTGAAGCAGCAAGACAGGAAAGAGCAGATGATCTGGCTTTGACGCAAGGCTTGTTAGAGGCCGGTTACAGCCCTCAAAGTCAAGCACTAGCAGGATTAGCGGCAGGTAGAGATGTAGCAACTTTACCGCAAGATTTGCAAAAGAACGTACTAACAGCAGCAACAAATACAGGACGAACAGGCATTGAACAACTTATTCTTGCAAACCAAGCGGCAAATGTTTTAAGAGATCAACGAGATGCAAATCTTTTACAAGGTTTGTTAGGTGAAGAAGGTCGAGAAGGATTAGATGACATAGTGTTAGGTGCTTTATCAGACACAGGATTTGGGCAGTTTCTTGATGAGAATCCATTAGCGCAAGGTGCTATTGGTGGTTTACTTGGTGGAATATTTGGATAGGTGAATTATGGCAACATTACTTACAGGACAACCATCACAAGCAGCAATGGATCTAGTTAACCTTGGTACAAGACGAACTAGACAAGGTGTTGCTGGGCTATTAGGACGAAATCCCAATCAGTTCCTAACTAACCAGGAAAGAGCTATGCAAAGATTAGCTTCTAAAGAGGCTGATTTAACATCAGTGGGGGGATTAATTTCTAGTTTACAAGACAGCGTAATGGCATTAAATCCAGATCAAAGAGCAGAAGCTAGAGTAAATCTAGCTCCAACTATATTACGGTTGAATCAATTGCAACAAGCGGAAGACAAAAGAGTTCGTGAAGAATCGCAAAAACAAAATACTATATCTGCATTAACTAAGTTGGCTGAAGCTAAAAATAATCCAATAGCTAAATTAATGATTGAAAGTGGAGATTCAAATTTAATTGCAGCAGCAGTAAGAAATTTAAATGGCAAAGCAACTGCATCTGCTGTGAAAACATATTATGACTCGGATGGCAATGAAGTACAAATTGTATTTATGAGTCAGCCTGGAGAAAATGCTAAAGCATATAAGTTTGATGGTCAGAATTATACAGCAACAACACTTGATAATTTAACATCAAACAAGCCCAAAGAAAAAGTTCCAAATGTTGTTACTTCTGTAAGTAAAGCAGAAGAAAACTCCTTTCAAGCTATTATAAATGAAAACTTTCCAGATTCATCTTTATCATCAGGTTTCTCTTTGACGAATATTTTGCCTTTTTTAGATAAACCTAACAAAGATGCTGTGTTTTTAGAAATAAAACAACAAATAGAAAATAATAAATCAAATAATGTGAGTGAGCCTCTTGTTAAGGTGATTGGGAATGTTTTGAAAGGTATTGAAAGTGATTTAAACAACGCTACAGTTTCACCTAATTCCAATGCACCTGATTCAGGCGACGATCCTTTTGCAGGAAGAACAATTAAAGATTAAGTATGAGCAGACAAGTAAAATTATCAGACATTCAACAATCTGCATATCTTCAGCAAAATGGTATTATGCCAGGAGATTTATTCTTAGATGATGGATCAATTGAAAGGGTATTTTCGGATGGACAAAATAAATATTTTAAAACACAAACGATTACACAAGAAGAAATAAATTCGTCAAAAACATTGCAGGATGCAGGTGTTAAAGTTGGCGATATTCTTGCTCAAAAAGAAAAAGATTCAGAAACATTAGAGCTTATTAAGCCTGATAATGAAAATGCATTTAAACAATTTTTGTATTCGTTTGATGCAGGAAGCACGATAATTTCTAATGTGTCAACTTACTTGCAATCGTTATTTCCAGAAATAGCTCCTGAATATTTAAATACCTTTAATGAATATGACTCTAAATCATATACAGCAACAGATGTTTATGGTAAAGAGTTTGTTGATTCAACACCACAACAAAGAAGAGAGTTGCTTGCACTTGAAAAAGAACGCGAGTTACAACTTGAATATGGACAGTTTTTTACACCAAATAATGATGGCTTTGCAGCAACAGCAGGATCAGTTGCAAAAGCAGTTGTTGATCCAACTACATTACTTCCTGTAGGTCAGAGTCTTAAGGCAGTTGCTGGAATATCGGCTGGATTAGGCGGTGTATTTTCAGCAACAGAAGATTTAGCAAAAACAGGGCAAGTTGATGTAGAAAAAGCGGCAAAAACAGCGGCTTTGTCTGCTGCTGGTGGAACTGCTTTAATAGCAGGAACAAGATCATTAGCAACTAGATATACATCAAGAGTGCAGCAAAAAGCTGCTGATAAACTTATTGATGATGCTCAAGTGCAAATTTTAGAAAAAGTTCAAGATGGCAAAATAATTAATACTGTAAGTGAAGGAATAGCAGATACAGATATTGATATTTTTAAATTGAATGCAGCTTTAACTAATACAGGTCGTGAAATATTTATACCCAAACACGCAACAGAAGCAGCAAAAGCATTTGAGCATTCAGTAAAAAGAAATAGTGCATTAAGTCGAAGATTTAGTGAAGGTATTGATAAATATTTAGGTGCTTTGAGCACTAGAGTTAAAGATATTTCAGAACCTGTATTTGCACGATTAAGGCGATATGAGTTTAATATTCATAGCAAAACAGATGAGGCATTAAATAATGTAAAGCCATTTATTGATGAACTTAGAACAGCATCGCCTGAAATAAAAAAACGAATTACTAGAAGTTTATATAATGGTGCATTTAAAGAAGCTGAAAGTTTAATGTCAAAAGTTGGAAAGGATAATGGTGAAAAATTATTAGCCTCTTGGGAAAGGGTGCAAGCAAGATTAGATAAAACAGGAAGTGATTTGCTCTTGGCTGGTCATACATTTGAAAAGATCCCTCAATATTTTCCACGACTTGTAAAAGATTTAGAGGGATTAAGGGAAAGCCTAGGAGTAAAAGAGGCTGGTAAAATTGACAAAGTATTAAAAACGTATGCAGATAAAACAAATATTGCAGTTAATGATATTCCCCCTGAAAAACGATCTGAATTGATTGATTTGTTTATGAGGGGTTACAAAATATCAACGGATGGCAATAAATTTAAATTTGCAAAAGAGCGAACAAATATTGAAGTAAAACCATATCAGGATGACTTTTATGCTTCTGCGGAAGAGTCATTGACTACTTACCTAGACGTAATTTTTTTGGGCGTAATGCAACATCAAATGCATTGGGGCAATTTGATGCTAATTTATCTATTGGAAAAATAATTGATGATGAGTTATACAAGTTAACACCTGAACAACAATCAAGTTTGTCAGAACTGTTAAAAGCAAGATTTATTGAAGGTGAGCAAAGTCCAGCCCAACCTATGCAAGCATTAAGAAATCTTGGTTATCTTGGGACTATAGCTAATCCGATTTCAGCAATAACACAACTTGGCGATTTAGGGTCAAGCATGGCTTTGCATGGGTTTAGGAATACTATAGCAGCCGCTTTTGGCACTAAAAATATAAACTTAGTTGATTTAGGTATAAGTCAAATATCTAAAGAACTTGGGGGAGAACCAAGTAAAACAGCAGCGTTGTTAGATTTTGCTTTTAGAAAATCAAGATTTGCAACGATAGATAGGCTTGGGAAAGAGACATTGGTAAATGCATCTCTAAGAAAAGCTACTAATCAAATAAAAACAAAACAAGGAGAAAACAAATTTAAAAAAGAAGTGCAAGCGATCTTTCAAGATGAAACCGATTCACTTATATCAGACCTAAAACTTGGAATTAAATCGGACAATGTACGCCTTTATGCATTCAACAAACTGTCTGATGTACAACCCGTTTCTTTAAGTGAAATGCCAGAGGCATATTTAAACAGTGCAAATGGGCGTTTATTGTATATGCTTAAATCTTTTACTTTAAAACAATTAGATGTTGTCAGAAATAATGTTGTTAAAGAATGGAGGAAAGGTAATAAGGTAAATGCAGCAAAACAAATGGCTTTGCTTGCAGGTTATTTGACAGCGGCAAACACGACAACTCAGATCGTTAAAGATACGCTTTTGGGCAGAGAAATAAAGCCAGAAAGTTTGCCAGGTAGAGCTATATGGTCTCTTCTTGGAGTATATGGAATATCTAAATATGTATCAGAACGATACTTGGAAAGAGGTGATATTAAAGGTGCAGTAATAAATTACATTGCTCCTGCAACACCTGTAATTGATGCTGCAACAAAACTTGGATCTGCTCCATTTAAAGATGAACCAAATCTTGAGACTACGCTAAAAGCAATACCTATTATGGGACCAATCATTTACGCTCATTTTGGGGGTGGTGCAGAGAGGTTTAATGAACTTCAAGATTAAAAAAGGGGCTTGTTACAGCCCCCCAACCAACAATTGATCATGAAAATTAAAGGAAAATGAATATGCTCTGACAC